AAAGAGCCATTAAACGCACCTTCCACAGACCCCCGCGGAGAGGTGCCGGAGTGGTCGAACGGGGCGGTCTCGAAAACCGTTGTACCTGCAAGGGTACCCAGGGTTCGAATCCCTGTCTCTCCGCCACCCTGCTTATGGGACCCTTTCTCCAGGCGGTCCAGACTCCAAAATTTTCCCTTATATTAAAGGGTTATGGCGCTTGGGTGGTGGTGGATAATACACCGAAATCCCCTTGGCGACCCCACATAAGCGCTCTCTCCCCCCTATTTTCTCCGGACCTGTTCACCACACATTTTTCAATACGGTTTCAGTAACTTGCTGGAACTGAATCAAAAAAATGTCCCACTTTCGCGGGCTCCGAGCAGAGTCATGCGAATGGCCCCAGCGACTCGCGTCCAAATCTTTGATCACGCAGCGCCTATTTTGCTTTCGTGAAAATACAAAAGCCGTTCCAAATCATCGACTTGAAACGGCTTTTTGGTGAGGGTTTGCCGATTGCTATCTGCCTTTGTAGCCAAGCGCCGACCGTTGCTCGGCCCAAACGTGCGTCATCGGATCAAGCAGTTCCGTCATGCCTATTGACGGCGGGTTTCCGTCCAGGATCGCTTCGATGATGTCCGGTGCCAGCAAAGTGAGCCGCATCACACGCGTTAGATATGATGGTGAGATCTTCTCGTACTTCGCCAATTCGGCGATCGTTCCCATGTCGCCATCCTCAAGGATTTGGCGCCACCGATAGGCGCGCGCCACCGCCTTGATCAGTGTGTAGTCAGGGCTGCGATTGTTCGTACCTGCCGGAAGTTGGACCTCCTTGCGACCACCGCGCTTTGCCACGCGGAATGGAATGGTGACGGTCACAGTTTCGGGGATAATGGGTTTCTTGCTCATGCAGCAGCATCCTTATCTTCAGCGCTTTGCATCAGTTCTTGGGCCAACTCCGCGAGCCCATCGATGCGCATCCGGACGCTGATGGCATCGGTGCCAATGTCGACTCGCTTACCTGCGACCTGTGTGATTGCGGGCTCGCAGCGCACAAAATTCGTCCCAACGGCACCGGGTTTCGGGCGGAATGCCCGCTGGACCGCCGCCGCGATGTGGATCTCAGCGAGGATGATCTGCGGGTCTATTCCATCGATGCGGCGAGTTTGGCTTCTGCAATCAGCATCACTGCGGGCTTCTCGGCAGACCCGCCGGAAATCGCTGCAGGCCTTTGGATGCTCGGCAGCATGGCTTCTGGCCGGACTTTGTTCCTGACGCTGGAGGTGCGCTCGGTTGCGTATGACGGCGCGCTGCTTCGCCTTCGACAGGCGGCAAAGGAACAAGGCCTTACGCTTCTTGGCCCGAAGCTGCCGACCAATATCGCACTGACCTTTGAGGACGCGGGCATTCTGGCCGTCGAGACAGCGCATGCGCTGATCCCGGGCTCATCCTGCGTTAAGCCTGAGAGAGAAAGGACATCCCCATGGCGACCATGGACATCTTCGAGGGCGACGCCTTCAGCATCATCGAGCTTACCCGAGCTCTGGAAAACATCCCCTTCAAACCGGCTATCCTGTCGGGTGCAGGCCTGTTCGGATCGCGCGGCGTGCGTCAACGTACCGTCATGATCGAAAGCCGAGATGGCACGCTGTCGCTGATCCCGTTCTCAGAACGCGGCTCGGCCTATGAGCAACAGGCTCCCGAGCGGCGCGATATGCGTGCTTTCGACTGCCGCCAGTTCAAGAAACAGGACGTGCTCTGGGCCGCCGAGATCCAGGGCATCCGCGACTTCGGCTCGGAAACCGCTACCCAGCAGGTGCAAACTGAGGTGGCCCGCAAGATGGGCCGGCTCAGGAATGACGCCGAGGCCACTTTCGAGTTCCACCTCTTCAACGGTATCCAGGGCGTGGTGAAGGACCCCAAGGACGGCGCGACGGTCATCAACTACTACACCGAGTTCGGCTTCACGCCGGCAGCCGAGGTGGATTTTGATCTCGATAACCAGTCGCCCGCATCCGGCGCCTTGCGCAAACGCTGCCAGGCGCTGATCGAAAGCGTCGAGGACAGCCTTGGCGGGTTGGCGGCCGGTCAGGTGCAATTGCGCGCCGAATGCGGCTCCGCATTCTTCGCCGACCTTGTCGCCCACAAGGAGGTGCGCGAGACCTATCTGAACACTGCCGCGGCGGCAGATCTGCGCGGCCGCGTGGGCGAAGAGGTCAGCTTCGGCGGCATCACCTTCCGTCGCTATCGGGGCGGGCTTGGCTTCGGCGTGCCGACTGACAAGGCGTATTTTTACCCGGAAGGCGTCGAGGGGCTCTTCGAGATCTACTACGCCCCTGCTGACACGTTCGAGACGGTCAACACGCTCGGCCTGCCGCTCTATGCGCGCATGATCCCTGATCGCGACCGCGACGAATGGGTGCGCCTCGAGATCGAAAGCAACCCGCTGCCGATCTGCACCCGTCCGCAGGTTCTGCGCTCGGCCAAGCGGACCTGATGAGCGCCTTTGCTGACGCGCTTGGGGTGCTGTTCCTAGATGCCAATCTCTCGATCGAGATTTGGCATCGGGACAGCGAGGGGCAGTTCACGCGTGCACGGGGCATTCTGCGCCGACCCGACGAGATCACACAGTTCGGGTCGGCGCGGCTCCTGTCTGACACCACCCGGATCGATGTCCGGGTGGCGGATATTCCGGACCCACGCCCTCAGGAGCAAATCCTGATCGGGGACGAAACCTTCCTGATCCAGGGCGAGCCGCGGTGTGATCGTGAGCGGCTCATTTGGACGATTGAACTGACCCCCGTATGAAGCTTGGCGTCGACATCACACCCGACCTCGTCGCCGTGATGGCGGCCGAGATCAAAGCAGGCGAAAAGGCTGTCAGCGCTGCAATGCGCGAAGCTGGCACCGACCTAAAATCTGCCTGGCGGGGACAGATCACACAGGCGGGCCTTGGCCGACGCCTCGCGAATTCGATCCGGAGCCAGACCTATCCAAAGGCTGGTGAAAGCCTGAAAGCCGCCGCGTTGGTCTGGTCGAAGGCCCCTGTCATAGTCGGGGCGCATGACGCTGGCCCGCTGATCCGATCGAGGGACGGGTTTTGGCTCGCGATACCAACGGCGGCTGCCGGCAAGGGCCTGAAAGGTGGCCGCATCACACCGGGGGAATGGGAGCGACGTCGTGGGCTGCGATTGCGGTTCGTCTATCGACGTCGAGGGCCAAGCCTGTTGGTGGCCGAAGGGCGGTTGAACAGTCGCGGGCTTGGCGTTGCGTCACGGTCCAAGACGGGCCGAGGCAAGTCAACGGTGCCGATTTTTCTGCTAGTGCCGCAGGTGAAGCTGGCGAAACGGCTTGATCTGGCGCGCGATGCAGAGCGCGCGCTGGCGGCGCTGCCGGGCATGATTGTAGCGAATTGGGTGTCTGAAAGGGTGTAACGGAACCAGTCGACAGGCGGGCATCATTGGCATATATTGCCAATGATGCTGATGGAGATCGCCATGGCCACGAGAAATGTTGTCCTGACAGAAACGCAATCCGACCTGGTCGACCGATTGGTCGCCTCTGGGCGGTACCAGAATGCCTCGGAAGCCTTGCGCGCGGGTTTGCGCCTTCTGGAACGCGAAGAAGCCGAACTCGGCGACTTGCGCGCACGGCTGTCGGTTGGCCTTGAGCAGGCCCGCCAAGGAGATTTGGTCGATGGCAGTGGCGAAGACGCCATGCGCCGTGCCTTTGCACTTGCCCGCAATCGGTCCTGATCTGAGCCGAAAATGCCCAAACCCTGGCGTCTGACACGAGCTGCCGAACGCTCACTTATCGATATCGCGATCTGGACGGTCGAGACTTTTGGTCCGAGGCAGGCTGCCGCCTACGAAGAAGATTTGATTTCGGTCTGTCGGAACATCGCGGCGGGCACGGCGCAATCGCAGGATTGCCGCCGGATCATTGACCCGGATCTGCCTGAAGATCTGCGCTTTGCGCGCGCCGGTCAGCATTTTGTGGTTTTTGTCGAAGACGCTGAGCACGTGATCATTGTCGACTTCCTGCACAGCCGATCTGACCTGCCGCGCCATCTGGCAAACTTGTCTCCCAGAAAGGGTGACACGGAGCATTGAAACCGGGTCATTCCCGGTGTTCGGGGAGTGATATGCCTTCAATCCGCGAAACCATACTCGCCGCGCTGCAAGCACGGCTCTCGGTGCTGCCAGCAACCACCCTGCGCGGCGAGGTGCTGCCAGAGCGCGTCCCAGCTGCTGGCCTGCTGATCCTGCGCGACGGCGAACCGGGGGAACCCGAGGTGACGCTGTCACCACTGCGCTACCACTACCAGCACCGGGCCGAGATTGAGGCGGTCGTGCAGGGCGCCGACCGTGACGTCGCCTTCGACATGTTGAGCGCCAGCATCGGCTCGGCGCTCGACGCCGACCCAACGCTAGGCGGCCTCTGCGACTGGGTTGAGGCTGAAGCACCGCAACCTGTCGATCTGCCCGTTGAAGGTGCGGCCAGCCTCAAGGCGGCGGTTATTCCGGTCGTCTTGCACTATTCCACGGCTGATCCGCTGGGGTGACTGAGCGGCTAGCCTGAAGGCCGCTTTCGGCGGGACGACAGTCCACTGGACTGTCGTCTGATCCGCCTCACTCCCGGTGGTGCTGCACTATTCCACGGCCGACACGCTGGCCTGACCCTGAAAACCTTAGGAGAACACCATGGCACGAGCCCAGGGGGCGCGGGCGCAGATGGCGCTTGCGTTCGAGACGACCTATGGCACGCCGCCGGTGAGCGGTTACACCAAGATGCCCTTCGCCAGCACGACGCTTGGAGCCGAGCAACCGCTGCAGACCTCGGAGCTCTTGGGCTATGGCCGCGATCCGCAGGCGCCGATCAAGGATGCGGTGACGGCGGATGGCGATGTAGTGATCCCGATCGATGCCGAGGCCTTCGGCTTCTGGCTCAAGGCCGCTTTTGGCGCGCCCACGACCACGGGCGCAGATGCGATCTACAATCACGAATTCCGCTCCGGAAACTGGGCGCTGCCGAGCTTTTCGGTCGAAACCGCCATGCCTGAGGTGCCGCGTTATGCGATGTATTCTGGCTGTATGGTCGACAGCCTCAACTGGCAGATGGCGCGGTCCGGGTTGCTCACCGCGACTGCCAGCATCGTGGCGCAGGGTGAAGCGATCACCACAAGCACGGCGGCGGGCACGCCAGCCAATATCGCGCTGAAACGATTTGGTCATTTCAATGGGTCGATCAC